TAAGCAAATTATGGCTATGATTGTTAAAGCAGCTGTATTAGCAGCTTTGTTTTCTTTTACAGGATTAGGAGGCGCTAAAGCAGCTGGAGGCTCTACTGATTTTATAGGCTTGCTTACAGGCTCGCTAACAGGTAAAGCAAGTGGTGGCTCTGTAGTGGCTGGGCAGCCTTATATGGTAGGAGAAAAAGGCCCTGAGATGTTTATGCCTAATCAATCAGGAACAATTATACCAAATCAAAATGTAGGAGGAGGCGCAATAATACCTGATGTAAGAATAACAGGAGATGATTTACTAATAGTATTCGATAGAGCAAATAGAAGAAAAGAGCGAAGATAATGGCTTTAGAATTTGGAGAATATAAATTTAATACGTTTAGATCAGATAAGAATAATGATTGGGCTATTCAAATTTGGAAGAAAAATCATGCTGATAGAAATGCA